ACTCATTGATGATTTAAGTTTTACCATTAATGAAACATATAACCTGCGTCCTGATCTACTAGCATTTGACTTATACGGTGACTCAAATCTTTGGTGGGTATTTGCACAACGCAATCCAAATCAACTTCAAGATCCATTGTTTGATTTTATAATTGGCACTACTATCTATCTACCACAAGAATCCACACTGAAAACAGTATTAGGAATCTAATATGACAACTCCGGCAGAATTAAATGCAGCCAGACTCACTCAACAACTTGAAATTAACCGTCAAAAACTTGCAGTAAAAAGTCTGCAACAACAAGCACGTACTGGTGCAAGATGGAGCAACATCACTGATGAATGGAACAAAAGTGACGAAAGCGTAAAACTAACAAGAAAAACGCTAGAAAATCTTAATGGACAAAATGAAGGTCTTAAAAACCAACCCGGATACATTACAACCAAAGAAAAAATTACACAGAACATTGTAGAAACAAATGTGCTTTCGAGCGAGTTAGGCGAGGTACGAACAACAACTCAAAAAAATGAAAACAGTTTTGAAGTAACAAATAATCTACCGCGTGATAGTGCTGGATCAATTGTAAAAAATGAATCAATAGGATCTGTTGACAATGCAAGATTTACTACACCTATTACTGGCGATAATTTCTTTTTTGACGATGTTGATCAAGAGGTAAAACCCGTAACTACCAGTTTAAACAAACCTTCAAATGCTACTCAAAGCAATCTAAGAACCTTTGAGGATCAGCAACTTGGAGACAACAAAGGGTCTGGTTCAACTAGTACTGTGGGCGGTGCACAACCTGTTGTAAAACTGTCCCAAACACAAAATAAAGGACCTGTTGGACCAAACGGCGTCTCAACAACTTTAGAAAGTGGTGGCAGTGGTGCCAGCACAGGACCAGGTGGTTCTTTAGCACGGGCAACAGATGATGATTCAACTACAACAACGCCTAACAGTGTTGGTAATGCTAGCCAGGTGGTTGAAGGAAGAGTTGCAGTGGCATCAGAATTCATGGAAACCATTGTTCCTACACCAAATAAACTAGCAAGTTTAGCAAGTCAAACCTACAGTATTTCTATCTATATCATGAATACTGATGAATATAAACAGCTACTGTCAACTGATAAAAAAATATTGCCTGGAGATCAGTTGATTATTCAATCAGGCGGTGCACCAGTTGGACAACGCAATGAATACTTTGATTTAGACTTTTACATTGAAGATCTTGAAATACGTTGTGCTATTGGAACACAAGAAACACAATCTCCACATAATGTACAAACCATGAAATTCAATATACTTGAACCTCAAGGTATAACATTGTTAAGCAGATTGTCGCAGGCATGTGCCGCTCATGAGAATATAGAAGACGTTAATGTTAACTCGCAAACTTTTTTAATGGTTATACGATTCTACGGATATGATGATCAAGGAAATTTAGTAAGCAGTGACCCTGCAAGTGGTGCAGAGCAAACCAGTGATCCTAATGCACTTGTAGAAAAATTTATACCATTTCAATTTTCAAACATAACCTATAAAGTTAACACAGACGCAGTGGTATACAATGTTGAAGCAACAGTTCCGCAAACCACAGTAGGATACAGTACTGCCAGGGGAACAATACCATTTAACTTTCAACTCAGTGCTTCTGATGTACAAACACTTCTAAATGGTAACACTCAATTAGTTGAAGCTCAACGACAAATTGCTGACACAGATGACGACGAAGCCCTTGAAGTAGCTGAAAGAACTCCGCCAGCAAAAAAAGTTGGACTTACTGATAGAACTGTCACACAAGGGCTGACAGAAGCACTCAATCAGCACCAGCGTGATATAGTTGAAAAGAAAGGATATCTTATTCCTGATGAATATATCATCGAACTAGAGGATGTTGCAGGATTAAAAGATGCTAAGATGAAAAAACAAGGCAGTGTTGACCTTAAGAAAACTGCAATGAACATGCGAAGCAATCCAAACGATAAACTTAATCAAAAGAAGTCAGCAACAGATGTAAACAGTAGAGAATACAGTATTGCCGCAGGAACACAAATCACACAGTTAATTGATCAGGTTATAAAAAATAGTACCTATATTACTGCACAACAAACAGTTGCTTTTGATGAAGTCACAGGTGCTAGAATTGAAAACCCTCCAGTAAAAACTGTTCAATGGTATAGAATCACTCAAACTGCTACGCCTATTGGTTATGACAAAAAACGCAAGGATTACGCTTACAGAATAAAATACTTTGTGAGTAGATATCAAATCAACACTCCACGTTCACCTTACTTTCCGCCAGCAATGTACAGAGGAGTACACAAAGTTTTTAACTACTGGTTTACAGGACAAAACACTGAAGTAATGGATTTTGAAATTGATGTAAACAGTAACTATCTGCAATCAGTTGGCAAAGATGGCTTAAATGATGAATCAGATACGGTTGTAGGAGATGCACGGTTTGCTGAAAAGAAATTTTTCCAAACTGCTCCTGGTCAGAGTATGCAAGGTGGAGAAGGCGAGAGCAATCGACCCGCTGCCGAACTCGCAGACAGATTATACAGTCCAGCAGACGTTGCCAAGAGTCAAATTACCATAGTTGGAGATCCAGATTTCATTACACAAAGTGAAATCTTTTATAACAAAGTCACACTTGGAAGTTTTGAAGCTGATGGTAGTGTAAACAGTAACGCAAGCGAAGTTTTGTATGAAATACGTTTCAACCGTGTAGTTGACTATGACATGGCTACTGGACTTACACCTGTGTTCAAAGAAAATTTTAAAAAAAGCGGTATTACCGGTGAAAAGAATATTGCACAAGAAAGCATTGTGTTCACTGGTGTTGAAATTTACAATTTTTTTAAAGCAGGACAGTTTACACAACGTTTACACGGTACAATTAGAACCTTTGATACCGCCGTTGATAGTCCAGAAAAGAAAAAAGCAGAATCAAATGTTGTTGAAGAACCTGGTCTGGATGCTTTTGGCGGTAGTGGAGAAACTGTCAGAACCAGTAAGAAAACACCAGTACCAGTAGGATCAAGAGGCGGAGGAGATTTTCTTGATCCAAGAGGTAAAGGTTCAAGTGGTGCACCTACTGGTGTAAATCGTCCACCTGATTACATTTCAGGCTCAACAAGACCAAGTGGACCTACACCATTGAATAATACTGCTAGTAAAATAGTGCCTCATTCTAGTCCAACTGTAAATAATGCAACCACAAGAAGAATTGCCGAATCAGGAATAAACGGTGATGTTGATTATACTGGTGGTACAATTGATACTGGACAAGCAAATAATTGGCAACCGCCTGTACCACCTAAACCAGGAAGTACTGTGGTCAGTGATGATGCTGGTAGTAACAGTGGCTTTGGCGGTTCGTTGTTGAAAAGAAGAACACAACGAAGACTGGCAGCATCCAAACGCAGAGTTAAAGCAGGTGCAACAGTAGTGGGCAACAGAGGTGGTGGAACCACTTCGGGTGCTTTTAAATAAGGAATATAAATGGCAAACGAAAACTATCAAAGAAGTGTTGGAGTTACACGAAATTACAAAACAGACGTTGGCGGTACACCTGCTGAAAGTGGTCCATTTATAGGCGAAGTAGTAAACAATGTTGATAATACTCGGAGTGGTAGATTACAGGTTTATATTACTCGTTTAGCAGGATCAGATAAAAATAACAAAAGTCTTTGGAGAACAGTAAACTACCTTAGTCCTTTTTACGGCTATACTCAACAAAGTGCACCTCAACCAACAGGACCAGGTAGTTTCACTGGCAACAATCAAAGCTATGGATTTTGGGGAACACCGCCTGATCTTGGAACTAAAGTTGTATGTTTTTTTGTAAACGGCGATCCTAGTCAAGGATACTACATGGGAATGCCTATTGAGCCTGGGTTGAATCACATGCTACCAGCAATAGGTGCCAGCGAAAAATATGTTGATGATAGTAATAGTCCTCTATTTGCTAACAAGAAAAAATTACCAGTCGTTGAAATAAACAAATCAAATCCAGCCATACGAGAAAATTCTCGATTTTTTGATGAAACAAAACCAGTACACAGTGTTTTAGCAGGCCAAATGCTTGCACAAGGTGTGATAGCTGATCCTTTGATTGGTCCTATAAGTTCAAACAGTCAAAGAGAATCTCCAAGCACTTGTTTTGGTATAAGCACACCAGGACGACCAGTTTACTCAGGAGGTCTTACTGATGCACAATTACAAGAAAAACTAAACAATGCAACTTTACAACCAAATGAAGTAAACGTGATTGGTCGAAAAGGTGGACACAGTCTTGTAATGGATGATGGAAGTCAAACCAACGAAGATAATCTTATAAGACTACGCACTAGTGCAGGTCATCAGATAATGATGAATGATACTCCAGATGGACAAACAATACACATTATGCATGCTAATGGACAAAGTTGGGTAGAACTAGGAAAAGAAGGCACAATTGATGTTTATGCTTCAAATAGTCTTAACATTAGAAGTGCTGGTGAAATAAACATGCATGCAGATAAGAATATCAATATTAACAGTGAAACTGGCAGTATAAACATGCATGCAAAAACCTCTATGAATTTAGAAAGTGCTGGTCTGAATCTCACAGGCACAAACAGTTTATTAGCATACAGCAAAAGCATGATTGGATTGAAAAGCGACAGTTCGTTAATGTTAAAAAGCAATACTGGAAGTTGGGGTGCTGGCTCAGCACTCACACTTGAGGCAGGTTGTATTAAACTAAACAGTGGATCTGCAGGCGATGTTCCTAAGGCTCAAGAAATTCCAAAACTTAGGTTACCTGATACAAAGTTTTCACCGCAACAAGGTTGGATTCCAGAACCATCTGCAATCGAAACAATTGCCACAAGAGTGCCAACTCATGAACCTTATGCTGAAAGAGGTACAGGAGTTAACACAACCACAAACTTGTCTAGCACAAGTACAACTGTTCCTTTAGAGCCAAAAACCAAAGAAGCAATTAACAAAACCGAAGCCACAGAAATTAAAAAGATTGAAAAAGGTGATTACGAAAAACAAGCCAATGCAACAAATAATGTTGGTAAAATACCACCTGAAAAAGTCACAGGTATGTTGGCTCAATCTAGTAAACAAGTTGATCAAAAAGCAAACGAAATATCAAACTCTAAAGGAGTAGGTAAGTTTGGATTCAGTGCACCAGAACTAGAAGATGCTGGATTTTTAAAACCTGGTACCAGTGACTTCTTTCTGAAAGATGCTACAAGCGACCTCAACACTGTTTTAAGCAGTTCAAGTGTATGGACTGGTAATCAAGGAATCAATGGTGTAAGTGATTTTCTAAACAACGAAAGCATTCAGGACCTAACAAAAACTGATTTGTTTACCAAAGGACTTAACGGCTTGCAAAATGCAGGCGTTGTTACAGGCTTAGAAGACGAAGCTGATCTAGCAGGTTTGGTTAGTGGTGCTAGTAAATTTGGTGTTGATGCTGTCAAAAAATGGACCGAAGGAAGTGCAGTGCTTGGTAAAACACTTAACGGTTCACTTAGTGGTAATATCACTGCTGGACAAATGAATGAACTTGTCAAAGGTGGACAATATGCAGTTAATCTTACAACACAAAAAATCAGCACCGAGATACAAGGATTTACCAAAGGCTCATCAGGAACCACAGGAACTGTAATACGCACAGAAATTGATACTGCTCTTGAATCTGTAGTGGCTAACAAAAAAGTCACCGGAATAGTCACATAAATACGTTATGACTTCAGTTATCGGATATAGCACAGTTGGCAGGTTCAAAAATTATACACTAACTGATTTTGAACTTATCAAAGCTGACCTTTTAAACGCACTCAATATCAGACAAGGCGAGATGCCTGGCAGACCAGATGTAGGAACAACAATGTGGAGTCTTATATTCGAACCACAAAATGCACAAACATCACAGGCAATCATAACTGAATTACAACGTGTAGTAGCACAAGATCCTCGAATACAGATATCAGATATAAATGTTTTTGCACAAGAAAATGGCTTTCTCTGCGAACTTGAAGTACAAA